GAATGCTTTCGCTTAGTTCTTCAATCTCCTTTTGAAGATCTGTGCATTCATTAGTAAGGGTAATCAATTGAGTGTTTGAATTTGCAATATCGCGATTGATCTTTTCAATCTGAATGACATTTGTATTATCTATCTCGGCAATCAACTTCTTGGTTGATTCGATCTTAATCTTTGTCAATTCACGACGATGTGAAACATCGTTCATTGCATCCTTAAGTGTGACAAGTTTTTGTTTTAGAACAACATTCATGGAAGAAAAGATTTGGATATCCAACAAGTCTTCAATGATTGCACGACGATCCGATGCAGACAATTGCATGAATGGAACAAATGTAGAAGAACCAAGAACGACAATCTGAGTAAATGATTTGTAGTTCATTTTGAGAATAAACTTCTCCAAATACTCTTGATAGTCTCTGGAAGATGCATCTTGATTGACTAGCTGATCATCGCAATAGATTTCAAATCTACCTGGCTTCATACCACGAAGTATCTTGTATGACTTCTTGCCAATCTTGAACTCTATCTCAACAACACAGTCCTTTTCATTGACGCTATTCAGCAAACCAGGTTTATTGATACCACGAAATGGCTTACCAAATAGAGAGAAAGTCAACGCATCCAAGAGTGTTGACTTTCCGCTACCATTGTTACCCACAATCAATGTTGTGGACGACTTGTTTAGTTTGATCTCGGTGAAATCATTTCCCGTAGATAAAAAATTGGCCCATCTAATAGATGTAAATTCAATCATGCTTTTTCCAAATTTACTGCTTCAAGATATAGTTCTCTAAGAATTGACTTTAGCTTGTCTGAAGATTCCATTTGAAGACCATCAATATACTTGTCTAGAATGGTCATCGTATCTTCACCTTCATTTATTATATCGTCATCTACCCCATTTGTCAATTCGGAAAAGTCTTCCACGATGCTTATATCAAGAGGTGAAGCATCGGTCAATTTTTGCATGAATCGTTCAAAGAGAAATGGATTTGTCTTGTTCATGACCAAAATCTTCACATATGTTCCTGCATATTGTGAAAAGTCTATCGCCTTGAGTTTGTCAAAGTCCAAATCATTCTTGTCATCATATGAAATCTTGTAGAACATCTGATATGGATTTTCTACAAATGTAAGTTCACGGGTTACAGTATCAAAGACATGGAATCCGCGTTTGTCGCCATAATCAGCCCATGTCATCTGATACTGATTGCCGAGATATGTGATGTGTCCATCTGAAGACTTGTGATGAAAGTGACCAGATAATACAGTTTCAAACTTGTCAAATATGGATCGGTTCATGCCATCATGACATATGTTACCACGATCCATTTCAAATCCTGCAATTTCAAGATGACCAAATGCAACATGTGCCTTACTTGACTTGATGTGTTCAACTGTTCTTTGATGATTCTCGAAATTGATCCAAGGTAATAGACAGATATCAAATCCATCAACTGAGATGTCTTTTGGTTCTTTGTAGACTTGGATGAATTCGTTTTGCTCAAATAGCTCTTCAATCGCATTGATGTCATTTGTGTTCTTGTATGGTACATCATGATTTCCGACCAAGACATGCATCTTGATACCCATGTCTTTCATGCGACCAAAGAACTTGTTTCTCCAACGATTGAGAATAACATAGTTTATGAACTTGCGACGATCAACAATATCACCAAGATGAAATACAGTTGTGATATTGTTCTCTTTCAAATATGGAAAGAAAATATTATCCCAAAAACGAAAAAAATAATCATCAAACGCAAGAGAGTCGTTTCTTGCGCCAGCATGAGTATCGTTGATGATGGCAATCTTCACTTGGATGCTCTTTTGAATGGCGCAACATTTCTATTTGCTTTGGAATATTCTGCATCATACTTGACGATTTTTTCATCAATCAAGTCACGCATTCTTGCCAAGCGTTGACGAAATGGTTGACGACGCCATACATCTTGATTTGAATCCATCATGTTCTTGATAAGATATTCAATTGAAGCTGGTAGTGGCTCCTGTTCAGCCATTGGTATCTCCTTCGTAAAACTTTTCTATTCCTACTTTTTTGCTTGTTTTTTCTTTTTTTACTTTTCTTGTTTGTTCAAAGTTCTCTATGAACTCTGCCATGTTGTCATAGATTTCTTGACCTTTAACGATATTAGATTTGAGTTCAGATCCCAATAATTCAAGATCCTCACCAGTAATTTCATCAAATATTCTTGAGTTCTCCAAAGACTTGTACTTTACATATTGTTGTTTCTTCTCTTTAGAGATCCTACGAATGAAAGCATAATACACTATTTGCGTAAAATATGCAAAGGGATTCTTAGATTTCTTTGGATCAAAATTCTCAAAATACATGAGACAATTTTCAATCGCATCAGCTATCATTTCATCGCGATACGAATAGTTTGCAAAATTTGGACGATATGATAGATGTTCCGCGATTTTCATGAAACACTCACCAATATAGTTCGGTATGGGGGGTTTGTTTTCCTTGTTTCGCTTTGCTCTTCGCACATCTTTTTGGTATTTTACCAAGACTGCTAGAAATTGATTATTGTCTATGTAGTGATTGGATGGGATTTTTTTCATGACGATTTCTCTTGACTTTCACTTGACAAAACGGTACATTTGTAATGTCTCCGTTCAATGCAGTAGTTTTCTATTATTGTTTAGTAGCTTCATGAGACTAGAATATGCATCGGTTGATTCTTCTTCCGATTCTTCATCAATCTCTTTGTTAGGCTTCAAACATTTTTTGTAGAATCCCTTGATTCTAGAAGATGTATCACAGATGATTAGCGTCTCATCTTTTGTTATGATGAATTTAGATGTATCCACAAAATCTAATGGTACCCATTCATGAAATGAAAGAGAAATACGACCATTGGGGTCTGCAAATTGACGCACGGCCATAGGCTTTTCAAGCGTGACGTTATTTCCCTTTATTGAAGTATTGGAGATAATGTCCGTACCATTCTTTAGCTTGATATACAGAATTTCCATGGTTATACCTTGAGTTCTATGTTATATAGTTTGTATTCAAAACGCTCTTCATTGTATATCTTCACTCTTTCGCGGAAATGCCGCAATGTAAAATTCTCATGTTTCTTGTATCTTAGATCATCGGCAATATCAAAAAGCACAGCTTTTTTCTTGTTGTCTCCGATACGCAATCCACGACCAATTGATTGAAGATTGCGAATACGACTCTTTGATGGAGATGCAAAGATGATGTTGTGTAAATTTCTCACGTTGATACCTTGGGAAAATGTTCCATATGATGCAACGATGATTGCATTGTTTTCTTTTTCAACAATTGCACGAATATCTTCTCTGGTTTCCGTTTCAGTTCCACCGTGAACAAAAAATACTTTTCTATCACCAGCTTTTTCTCCAATCAACTTGTGCAATCCTTTACCATGATTGTCCACATATTGGAAAAGAATAAGAGTATTTCCCTCCAGCGATAATACAAGATTGCGAATGAACTTGTTTCTTGCATCGCTTGTGACAAGATATTTCATCTCGTCAATATATTTTGCTTTCTTGAGAATACGAGAGATCTCTTCTGGATATTTTAGAACAAGACACTTGATCTCAAAGTCGGAGAGTTGTTTCTTGTCTATGAGTTCTTTGGTCGTTACTGTCTTGCGTACAGGACCAAATAGACCTTCAAGCACAAGCTTGTGGGTCTTTGTTCCGTCAAGTGTGCCAGTCATACCAATGCGAAGAGATGCATTGTCCAAATTTGTCATGATGGTTGCAAGAGACTTGGCTTTGAAATTGTGTGCCTCGTCTCCTATGACCCATTCATAATTGAAATAGTTTTTTGGAAGAGTGTACAAAGATTGCCAAGTTGATATTGTCACAAGCTTGCTTGATGATTTCTCGCGACCAGAATAGATTCTATGAACATTGTCTTCAACACTCCATCCATTCTTTGATGAGTAATCTTGGAAATCGGTATATAGCTGTTCAACAAGAGAAGTTGTTGGAACGATGATCAATCCTTTTTTGTCTTGATCAGTCATATGGCGTGTGATAAGATATGCAATAAGTGATTTACCTGATGCTGTAGGAGATATCAACATTTGACGACGATTGCGAATGCAATATGCAAATGCTTCTATCTGGTAATCTCTTGCTTCAATATCCTTGTTATGACTTTGTATCTGTAGAGAATCAGCATATTCTTTTGCTTCAAGCAATGAAAAAGATGTTTTTTGTAGAACTTTGTCGTCATATACAAGATTGTATTCACGTTCTTCGACAAACGCTTGAAGATGAGACAACAAGCCATAATATATTTGCCTAGTTTGTTTATTATACAAATAAATTTTACCATTCCATAATTTATTTCTAAATGCTGGAGTAAATTGATATCCGGGAACCATAAATGAAAAATATTCTGAAAGCTCTGCTGAAGTGCTAGGCTCACAATCAATCTTTACATATGCCTCATTCACTTTATAAACTTTTATATCTATTTTTTCCATCTTTTAGATTTCAACCACGGTTTGACTAATTTTATTTTTTTACTAAGTTCTTCACTACGTTTTAGTGCGCTAATACTAAGTTTATTTTTTATTTCATTAGTCATTTCTATAAATATTTTACCTTTTTTATTATTCATATAACATTTTTTATTACAAAATTTTTTTTGTTTATATCTAGAATCTTTTACATTTTGTCTAGAAATAATTTTCTTGCATTGTTGACAGTGTCTTAGTTTTGTTTTACAATTATCAAAATGCCAACGAAGCATATTAGTTTCACCACCACTTACTCCGCATTTATTACATATAACAATTTTTGTATTTCTAGTGATAGCTTCTTCTCTAGCTATTTTTCTATCGTTTTCTGTCCAAAATTTACTTTTCATAGAAATTGTACTATTACAAATAGAGATAGTCTCTGGATTATTTTTCATCCATTCTCGCATTTCTAATAGAAATGTTTGAAAATCAAAATCGTCTTGATTTGTGTTGAATTTATCGCGATAAATATTATCTGACATAGCTGTGTCTCCGTAGTAAATGTCTATGACATAGAGTGGATGGAAGTTGGCGCTTCGCGATCCACATTTATTTAGTAAAGACACAATTTATACACCTTGAGTAAACTTCATAAATTCTATGGCATTTTTCAAGTTGAATGAACGCTGATGAATTTCCTTGATGATCTTTTCGCAACAATCAACGAAAAGTTCTGTATATGATAGCTTGTTCTTGACTTCTAAAACGTCGTCATCACCATCAATCATGGTACTAATGTCCGCGCGAAGATACTTTTCACGCATTGGTTCCCATCCAAGTTGATCCAGTTCTTCTGTACCATTGAGTTTGCCATCATAATATCTCCACTTCAACTTGGTCAATTTATTGAGATCAAATTTGAGTTTTTGTTCACGCATCTTCTGATGCTTGTATACTTCTATGTATTTTGCGTGTAGAGAAGATAGACGAATGGATTCGGTGCCCAATTCGGTGCTATCTATCTGTGAATCTTTCTTCCAAGATTCCATCAAATCATCTATATTCTTGATCATCATATAATTTCCCTGGGATTTAGTATGTTATACACTAAATCTCAGAGAATGTCAACATCAAAATAATTATATCGGAATGAAGCTGATGCAGTAAGAGTCATGGTTGCATCCATCGTGTAATCAAATGTAATAGCTGAAACTGAGATAGGAAAACAATCTCTGAAAGTTACACGAATGTTTGGTGTATTCTTGTTTGACATTATTGTCATTGTGGCGTCGGACACAGCACCACCATAGTCTTGATTGTCTTTTAGTAGACGACGATACTGATCAAAGTTTTTAGGAAAAGTAAGACCTGTTATCCAATTATGCATTTCTAGCCATGTACGAAGATCTTCGTCAACCATGAATGTAAGATCTAGAGGTTCGTATTGAACTTTATCACCGTGAACATAAAGATCTACAAATGGTGTATTGCGAACAATTTCGGACATTGATAATCCGGGAAGATTGAATATTTGACAAAAGTATGTCAAATTTGGCATTCTTGTGAATGTCAATTGATATTTTGTAGGTTGTAGAAGACTTGTATTTGTTGGTTGAGAATTTATTTTTGCCATATAATACCTCTATGATATTTATAAACAAAAAGAGGGGGAACCGAAGTTCCCCCTCAAGTTGCAGTATTGCTTTCTTCTTGTTCTTACGATCAGAGAAGGTTTGCAACCTTGAAGATACGGTAGTAGACGTTTGAACGATTTGCCAAACGACCAAGACCGGCTGTTGTACCTTCTGCAAATGGATTTGCGACCATTCCGTAACGTGTCTTGAATCCGATACGTGGCTGGAATGTGTCCTGTCCGATTGCACGAACCATCTGTAGAGGAACATATGGGCAATAGAACAAGCCAGCGTCATAAGGAGATGTACCCTTATAACCAACTGTTACGAGTTCTGATGTATTTGTTCCAACTGAAGTTGGTGAACCGTAGTATGGGTCAACGTAGACCTTTACACGATTGTGTAGTAGACCAGCAAATGTGTTGCCTGTGTCATCTACCTGTAGATCAGCCTGAAGTGCTGGGGTATACTGTAGAACGCCCGCCATTGCCATTGCGGAAGCAACGTCAGATGAGCATACTACGATGTTACCCTTACCACGACGGGTTGCACGAGCGATTGCATTTGCTTCGCGCTCGATCTGGAAGATAAGACCCTTGAACTTTTCAACTGACCAACGACCATTTGAGTCGGTGTCCAAGTCAAATGTACCAGCAGTTGTTGTGCCTGCGTTGCAGCCAAGAACAGCTGTTGAATAGATTGTACGAATGACTTCACGGTTGATTTCTGCTAGAATTTCTGTTGACAGAATGTTTGCTAGTTCTGTCTCAGCATCAAGACCATGAATTGCCTTCAAGTCTTGTGCAAGTTCTAGAGTGTATTCTGCCTTCAATGCACGCTCACGAGCAGTTACTGTAACTTTTTCGATTGAGAATGCCATTTCAGCAAATAGGTTTGTACCAGAGTCACCAAGTGCTTCACCCTGTGCTGTTGACATACCATTTGCTGTATTAGCAATAGTATAGTCTTGAGGACCAACACCCTGTGATGTTTGGTGTGCATTTGGAGAACCATTTGCACCAAGCTTGTTCGAAGAAGAAAATGCAGTATTTGCTTCGTTGAAGAGAGCTTCTGTACCTGTCTGTGAATCAAACTTAGAACGCATTGCGAAGATCAAGCCTGTTGGGCCTGTCATTGGCTGAACGCCGCAGATATCGTATGCGATCAAGTTTGGAAGGGCACGACGAACCAGCGAGATCAAGATAGGATCGTAGTTGCTAATTGATGCGCCGGTTGCGTTTGTTGGTGCTGATTCTGCTAGGAAACTACGATCACCACCCATGAATGCTGCCTGTTGAGCGGAAGCAATCTGTTGGTTTTCAAGAATCATAGCTGTAACAGCTTTCTTATAAGGGTCCGTGATCTTTGGGAGATCTGGATGTTCCAGAACAGGACCCCACTTCTGTACTAATTGTTCTGTTAGTTGCATGTAAGTAAACTCCTTTTATATTACTTTATAATTGTGCGACTGATTGACTTGACATATGCGTCCATGATTGGATCTGCATTTGTCTTGTTCTTCTTTGTATTTTCTTCTGCAAGACTCTGCTCTTCCACAACATCTGTCTCTTCGTCAAGTTTTTGATTGTTTGACTTTGCTGGAGACTTTGTTGGGAAATAATTTTCGCGAAGAGTCAAGAGACTTTGTGTGTAGTCTTCAACTGTTGAGAATTCAACACCTTCAGACAATGATCTCATTTTCTCTACTTGAGTTGATGTTAGACCGTCACATACATCATAGAATGCTTCTCTCTTTGCGTATTCAACGATGATCTTTCTCATCTCTACGGCAGAAGAGATCTGTTCATTCAACTTACTTTCAAGTTCAACGACTTTTGAAGTCATTTCCTCAACTACATCAACCTTCTCTTCTGGAATGTCAATGTAGTGTTCAACGAATAGATTACGGAGACCAGCAATGAAATCTTCGGTCAACTCTGAACGTAGACCAGATTCTACTGCCAATTCGTTTTCCTTAACCCATTCTTCAACGACATAATTTAGATAGTCGTCAACTTTTGTTGTTAGTTCTTCCTTGAGCTGTTCTGTAACTTGCTCAAGAATTTCAGCATACTGTTCCTGGATCTGCTCTTCACGGGCATTGACTCTTGCAGTAACAGCAGCTTCAAAAATTGTTGCAGCCTTATTCATGAAGTCTTCGGAAAGATTTTCGCCGTTGAAAAGAGCATCAAGATCTTCTTTCATTGCCTTCTTGTCATCTTCATCATCTTTTTCATCTTCATCATCTTCATCATCTTCTTCTTTTTCGGCTTTTTCCTCTTCTTCTTCTTTCTCTTCTTCCTCTTTCTTCATGCCATAAGTTTCTTCCTTACGCATTTCTTTTTCTTCATCTTCTTCCTCAGTTACCTGAGGAGGAGCCTTCTGCATTGGTTCAGCAGCGGCCGGCTTTGCTCCTGGGGGAGTTGCTTTTGGAGCAGCAGCTGCAGCCTTGGCTACGCCAGCTTCATCAGCTGAAGCAATAGCTGGTTGAATTGTTTGTGGTGATCCTTCTTGACCAGGTGTAGCTACAGCTGGTGTAGTACCAGCTTGACCGAAAGCTTCGGCACCCTGTGACATTGGTTTTAGAGAAGCCATATTGCCTGAGAGAATTGCGGCAGCTGCTTCTGCTAGATTTTTCTTTGCCATTTTGTTTTTGCTCCTTTATATTAGACTATTTATATATTTTAGAGTTTTGAGATAAAATTTTTGAATAAGCGAAGCTTGACATCTTCCATGTCTCTTCTATTTGCCTCATTCAAAGCCTTCTTTGCATGATCATAGTCAACTTCTTTCCATTGACCATTTTCAATAATCCATTCCTTACTCTCCATGATGCCTCTCACAAAAGCATCTGGTGCAGAAGGATCTGCAACTATGTCTGCCGCTGTTGCCAAATAAAAATCATCCTGTACAAGATTCACACCGTTCTTGGCTTTTAGCGATCCCAGTCCTCTAGAAGATACGCCTAATCTGGCGCCCTCATCAATTAGATTCTTCACAATCTTACCATAAGGAGTATCCAAAATCTTGGCTTTACCAATATAATTTGTGCCTTCTTGTCTCAAATCCTTGATCATGTGAGATACGCGATCTAGATTGATTGTTGGTGTATCTGGATGTCCAAGTTCACCAAAGGCACGATTTTGCATGATATAATTTGAAGTATATCTAGATACTTCTCTTTGTAGAATTTCCATAGGATAAACTCTACCATTACGATTTTGACGTTCGGCTTGAAGAAACACACCTTCAATGTAATGTTCCTTTTGACCCATTGTATTTTCTTCGGTCAAATAGCGAACTTCTTCAACTACTTCCTTTATGAGTTTCATTTTAGACCCAACATCTTTCTTTTTATCAATGAGCGTTTACGCTTCATGAGGGCACGTGCCAATTTTGCACGACGCTTGATCTTTGCTTTACGAGCACCCATTCTACGTTTACGTTTCTCAGTTGGAGACATGCGAATAAGTTTTCCACCACGAAGAGTCATACCCTTAACTGCAGATTTTTTTACACGACGCTGAACTTTTCCACCACGAATACGAGCCTTGATCATATTCAAACGTCCCATCTTGGTGACGTTACCCTCTTCAACTTGCTCAACTTCTTCTTTCATTGATTCTAGTGCTTCTGCAAGTTCAGCAACGCCATACTTTGCAGCGACGATCTTTTTAGTTTCTACAAGCTTGTCTTTCAAAATCTCAACAAATGATTCGGAAAGATTTTCATTTGCACCATTATAATCATCAGATATGATAGATTCTAGTAATTTTCTTGTCGATGACATTCTATCAATCCTTATATTGTTGGTTTTGTGTTATAATCTTCCAAGAACTTTCTAAAGTCTGCAATGATCGTATATGAGCAACCAGTTGATGCAAAGTTTACTGTCTGTAGTCCAACATTACCATTTGATCCAGCACCTGTAGAATTATTCAAAACTACAATTCCATCACCACCTTCAGCAAAATCCATTTTACCTACGCCAGACAATGTAACCATGGTTGAATTTGGTGTACCTGTCCAATAAAGTTCAACATAACCATTTCCTGCTGCTTGTCCTGGTGCAACATCGTATATGACTTTCTTTAGTGCAAGACGATATATGTTTTTTCTATCTGTACCAGAACCGAGTAATTGATTGTTTACATTCAATGCAAAGTTCAATGAACCCGCGTCAATCTTCAAGACAGCAGGTTCAGCTGTATTTCCTGTAAACTTGTAAACAACACGACGCTCCGTGTCTATCAATTTTTGTGTCGTATTTGCCATTTTTACAATTCCGTATGTGCGCCATGAGAAAATGCGGCGACTTTTGCAAAATTATTTTTATCTTTATTGACCATTCGTTCAATTTTATATTTGTTTTGACTATTCACCTTATCATATAAATTGATAATAGACTGAGCAGTCATCACATCGATTTTTACAGATAAGTTATCTTCAAAGGATATAAGTGCAGGTTCACCTGAATCGACAATTCGCATCATTACACCAATGTTTCCTCTTGGTATCCACTTTTCTTGAACTTGCATTAGATGTTTATTATTATGCATCATGTCAGAATATGGAATTGAAACATATTTGTCAATCTTGTCAGCATAATATAAGGCAACTTTTCTTCCATCTGGAAAAACACGAATGGCTTTACGCTTGAGAACTATGATATTTGGAGGATCTGACTTGAAAGAAAGATTCTCCGCAATCATGGACTCATCAATATTGTGTTCTTCAGTTTCTGAAAAAAATGCTCTTAGGGTTTTCATTTTTTTTATTTTTCATATCCGTGCTGTATTGTATTCATTCTTTGTTGTGACGCGCCAGTTAATTTTCCAACAATTGATCCTACAGTTTTTCCTAATAAATTTTTAGCAATTTGTGCAGGATGTAAACGATCTTTTATAGATTTTTTTATTGCGGATCCCAATGTTTCTTTAGGATCACGAAGTCTTTTACCAAAAGTTGGTAATCTGTTGGGTTGTCTTTTCGCTTCTAAAATAAATTGTTTAAAGGTTTTCATTTTTTTATAGTCTACTATATCTATTCAATTGATGAATATTATTCTTTGGCATATGTATAACGTTACTATCGGCAGAACCACGAAAATGTCTTCTTAATTCTGGACCAACATCAACATGATAGTTATGATCATCAGATCCTACAATTTTGCCAGTGGCTTTAGGCAAATCTTGATGAATTTTTACCATATTACCTACCTTAAAACCTTCATCTATCTTTTTTTTCTTCAAAGAATGACTTACCAACCATAGCTTTCTTGCTTTCAAGAACAGTTACTGCTTTTGACGAAACTGCCTTTGAAAGATCTTCTTTTAGAGTGTCAAACTTATCACTCACAATATTTTCTACGATTGTTCTTACAATTGAATTGGTCATAGAACATTTCTCCGATCTTTGATTATTCTTAGTATGTTATTTAGATTACTTTTTTCCTCAACTTTCAACTGTTGTTTTACAGCATTATCCAGAGAAGACTCTCCTGGAGATGTCGTATTTTGAAATGCTGTATCAACATCTACTTGTGGTACTTGACCATCTTGTTGAGGTGCAATAGGATTATTTGGATCAACTTGCTGTTGCTGTTGCTGTTGCTGTTGTACTTGCGGATCTTGAGGTACAGATGCTTGCGCTATTTCAGCCTGCTTCTGTGCCATTTCAATCATTTCTTCTTGCTCATCTTCAATTTGCTTCTTGATATCAGCAATTTCATCATCTGTTTGATTGAGAATGTTCTTGCGAGCCCATTCAATTGAGAGGTATTTACCAATATATGGATCTGCCATTTGAAGAACCGTGATACGATTCTGAATCAATTCGGCTTTCTTGAGTTCATCAAAGTTGTTATCTGTGATAAAATCATAATAAATGTTTTCCTTGAAATCTTCCCATTCTTCTACTGTACAAATGCCTTTTAGCGACAATTGAACACGAAGTGCTTCATCAAACAATGTGGAAAACTTGTTGCGTAATCTAAAGACAAACTTGGAAAACTTCAATTCGTCTCTTGTAATTTCGGATGTACGACCAATTGAGAATCCCTGTTGCATTTCAA